GGGGGTGTAATCAAGATGGCAATTTTAATAAACGTAAAAACAAGACTTAGAATAGCATCAACTAATACTTCTTTTGATGCCGACATCACGGCATTAATTGAAGAGGCAAAATCTGATATGACTAGCGTTGGGATTACTATTCTTGATGACACTGACCCAAACGTGATTAGTGCGATTGTCTCTTACTGTCGCGCATACTTTGATTTAGAATCTCCCAATATGGAACGATGGCAAAAAGTGTACGAATCAAAACGTGACGGATTAAGTTTGGACGGTGATTACCATGTGGTCACATGAAATTGAACTAGGAAACTGGACTGAATCAACTGTAAACTTCGAATCTATAAAATCGCTTGCTTGGACAAGCGTATATGCAAATGAAAAATCAGTGCGACAATCTGAACACTATAACGGGGTTTCGGTTGGCAGAAAACCTGAACTAATGTATGAAGTTCGTTCTTTTGAATTTTCAAACCACGAGAAAGCTCGCATTGGTGGTGTAGCCGGAAAAATTTATGATATCACTAGAAACTTTAAAAAAGGAGACATTACGGAACTTATTTTATCGGCACCGGTTGGGAGGGAGTTTAATGGCAAAACAAGCATTTACATTTGAGTCCAACCTAGATAAAGTTGTGTCAAAAATTCACGACACGCCATTTAGAGTTTTAAATGTTGTCGGGCAAAATTTAGTTAAAGAAATTCGAGGAACTCTTAGACAGTATTACAAAAAACGTTCCGGAAAGTTAGACAAATCGCTTGGTTATTGGGCAAGAAAAAAAGAAAGAGATCTGCAGATTGGATTCAAATCATTTTACGCACCATTTGTATTAAATCATAACGATCCGATAAAACCTATTGTCGTAAAAAATGCGGATCTAATCCAAAAAATGATATCCGAAGCAATCGAAGAAATTAATAAGGGGTGATAAAAGTGGACAGTAATGCAATCTCCGACGCGATTCTTGCAACATTAACACAGCAGCGCGTCTATCGGAATAAACCACCAACTGACCCAATATTTCCTTATATTGTTTGTACACTGGAATCATTAAATGCAACAGACCCATCTACCGACTATTATTTAAATATTGACATTTGCGAAGACCCAGATGTGTCGGTTCGGGAGATGGAAACAATAGCCGATAATATCCAGGACAATTTAGATAATAAGGTGATTAACGATAGCAATTTAAATATTCATATTGTTATCGAGCAAAGACAATACATCTCAAATAAAGACCTGGTAACTCACCAAATGATTAACATTCGGTTTGTTTGCAGGTGCTATTTTAAAAATTGAAAGGGGAATAAATAATGGTCACAGATAAAATATTGCTAGGAATGGGGGTTGTCTCGATCGCGTCAACGCCCATTGGACTTACTCGTGGCGGTTCAAAATTTGTAACAGAACGCACTATNCGCGAAATTGAAGCCGACGGNGACAGGGGTCCGGTTAAGGGAAGNATAGTAATTGACAAAGAAGTTGCTAANTTAACNGTCAACGCNTTAGAATTATTNAANTCTANCGANATGAAAAAGTACTATCCNGGATTGTCTGTNNTAACNACAGACCCAGCCGAAGACGTCATGACGGGAAATCTTGCTATTATTGCGGGAGATTACAACGANGTTACTTGGACTGGATTTACCAAAGACGGAAAAGCCGTCACGATTAAAGTAACTAACGCACTTAATATGTCAAATATCGAATGGAACCTCGAAGACAAAAAAGAAGTAGTTCCATCTCTCGAATTTACGGCAACATATGACGAGGCGACAAGAAATACTCCGCCTTGGAACGTTAAATTTGGCAAAGGCACAACTTATAGTGTCACGATTAAAGCAACATCAAATGGCACCCTTGCAATCGTTGGAGCATCGATAATTTTTAACGGAACAACATTAATTGCAGACGCGACAGGAACAGCAGTGTTTACCGGTGTAAAAATTGGAAACAATCAAGTATTAGAAGTGGTTGCGGGCAACTACATCACATATTCAGGCTCTGTAAATGTGGTAAGTGCAAACGTAATAAAAACAATCACAATGGCAGCAATGTAAAAAAAAAAGAATAATTAAGAGTAAATATGAGCGGCTAACAACCGCTCTTATTTTTTTATGGAGGAATAACAAATTGAGAAATTTTAATTTAGATGATGTGTTTTTAATGTCTGAAATTATTGATCAGATGGGATTGTCGGTCGAAGCTGATAAGGTCATCAAACAAGTTAAAACAAATAAGCTTGAGACAAAAGAAGATGCTGCCGCCGTAGGTAAAGAAGCCATGATGGGGATTGGTATCGAATTGGTCGCAAATATTGCTAAAAATCTATATAAAGCAAAACCTGCCGTTAAACAGCTTATTGGTAGTCTGTCAGGGAAAACTGAGGAAGAAGTATCTAAGATGGGTATTAAAGATATTAAGGCTTTTTTCTCTGAAGTAATTAAAGATGAGGGATTTAGTGATTTTTTGGAATCAGCAGGAGCCTAGATAGGTCAAAAATCGAGGATCTCCTGTTGAAAAGATATGGAAATATCACATACGTTTTGAAGTTATCCCTTCCCCGTGCCGTGGAATTAATAAGCGTTGCCAGAGAAGGGGAGCAAAAAGAAAATTTATACCGACTTTGGCTTGTGCGGTACCCAAATTATACCCAAGAAACATATGAAAGTTTTGAAGATTTTTGTGAAAAGCACATCTCCAAACGGCAAGTTGTTGACGCAAGGAGTAAAGAAGATATTATGCAGGAACTTTTGAGTATTTAAAGCAAAGGTGATTATTAATTTATAGAAAGAGGGTGAGGACTTATTGAACTTTTTCGTCTCTTCGGTAGCGTACTTATCGATGACAAAAACGCAATAAAAGCATTAAATAAAGTAGATGGCAAAGCAAATAAATCCGGTGGGACTCTATTAAAAATGGGTAAAGCCGCCGGGGCAATGGGGCTAGCACTAGGCGCCGCTGCCGTTGCCGGTGCTACTGCTATTTTTGCGCTTGGCGTTAAATTAGGAGATACTGCCGACGAACTCCTTGATCTTAATTCGATTACCGGAATGACCACCGATGCTATTCAAAAATGGCGCAAAGCCGCCCAAGTTGCAGGTGTAGACACTAACGCAATGACAAATGCATCGCAGAAACTTACAAAGACAATGGATTTAATGTCTACTGGCACAGGTAAAGCGGCCGAGGGCGTTCAGAAGTTAGGATTGAGCGTAAAAGAAATTGAAGGCATGAGCGCAGATGAAAGAATGGACGCGTTAACAGAAGCCCTTGCCGGTGTTGAAGATAAAACGGAACGTGCTCGAATTGGTACGGATTTATTTGGCGGTACTTGGAAAGAGATTGCGCCAGTGGTAGACCTTGGAGCCGAAGCTATGGCAAAAGCTAAGGAATCAGCAAATATCATATCCAGTGAAGATTTGACAACGGCGAACGAATTTAGAATTAAAATTGCCGATATGAAAGATCAAGTGGGATTCTTTGTCACAAAATTAGTAGTTGGACTAATGCCCATGCTAAATAAATTTATGGTGTGGATAAAAGATAAAATGCCTCCGATCCAGGCAACAATGGAAATCGTGTTTGATAAAATTGGCGAAGTAATATCAAATGTAGTGGGATTCGTTCGCGACCAATTGATTCCAAAATTAAAGGAATTATGGGAATGGCTGGAACCACACATGCCTATTATTAAACAATTTTTTGCTGATGCATTTGAAAAAGCCAGTGAGTTTATAAAAGACGCAACCGATAAAATTAAAGATTTCACAAAATGGATTCAAGATCATTGGAATGTTGTCGGCCCCATTCTTACTGGAATTACTGCAGCATTTTTGCTATACAAAACAACAATGATAGCAATCGCAATCGCGAAGGGGATTTTTGCAATTGCCACAGGTGTGGCAACCGGCGCCGCAACAGCATTTGGTGCGGTTATGGCTTTTATTACATCACCGATTTTTTTAGTCGTCGCCGCGATTGGCGTGTTGATTGCAATTGGGTTGTTGTTGTATAAAAACTGGGATGTTGTGAGTGAATTTTTAAAAAATATATGGGAATGGATTAAAAAAACAGCAGTTAATGTATTTAATAGCATAAAAGATTTTTTCATAAAATGGGGAGCTTTGATTTTGGCTATTATCCTGGGGCCAATCGGGATTCTTGCACTTCTCATATTTAAAAACTGGGACAAGATAAAAGAAACGGCGGTTAAAGTATTCACCGCTATAAAAGATTTCTTGTCGGGCATTTGGAACGGAATTAAAACCACAATCAGCAATATAATAAATGGAATTGCAACAACGATTAGCAAGGTATTTAATGGCGTTAAAAACACATTGACAAAAGTATTCAATTCCATCAAGGATACAGTGATGGGAATATGGAATGGACTTGTCGACGGTATCAAGGGCGGAATTAATTTTATAATCAACGGAATAAATGTATTTATCAAGGGATTAAACAAAATGAAAATCCCCGATTGGGTGCCGTTAGTTGGCGGCAAGGGAATAAGCCTTCCGGAAATTCCAAAACTCGAAGTTGGGCTTGATTATGTACCGTACGACGAATTTCCAGCAATCCTGCATAAGGGTGAGCGAGTAATGACCGCGGAAGAAAACAAATCGGACGGTGGAAAATCTGCCGCAACTTACAATATATATTTAAATAATATGCCTGCAGCAGATGCTGATAAGCGCAAGTTGGCTCAATATATCGAAGAAGAGCGCAGGCGCGGGATGATGGCGAAAGGAATGGTACCGGCATGAGTGGAATTAATCTAATGACCATAAACGGAACGGATATCTCAACGAAAAATTTCTACCTGATTAAAGTGCCACCGATTGTTAAACCACAGCGCAGGGTTAGACTTATTTCTATCCCTGGGCGCTCCGGTTTTTTGACAGAATGGAATGGCGATTATGAGGCCTACACCAAAGAGCCGGAACTTTTATACACAGGTTCAACTCCTGATACCGACGCTAATTTTTTAAGAGCTGCGACATTGG